AACAGCCAAAAAATCTTGGACAGTGAGGTATTAATGAAATTATTAATTGGATTATGTGGCTACATACTTTTAATGCTAGGGGTAGTTTTAGCATTACATCATGACATGACTTTAGGAATATTAATTACAGCAAGTGGTGTCTTTATGTTTTGGGCAATGCTACCAAGTGTCGACCAAAATGAAAGATTGAGAAGATACGAAAGACAACATCAAAAATGGTTGAGAGGTAGACATGAGTAATTATCATTGGTGTCATGGACCTGAGTGTCATGAGAAAAAAACACAGGATAGAATCAGAGGTGTCAAGGGCTCTAAGGTTTTAAGAACCAGAAAGATTGCAGAAACAAGTTGGAATTCAAACAATGTTTGGTCCCACTTTTGTAGTCAGGGTTGTTGGACCGATTTTATGCATAAGCATTGGAACGAGTTTATTAACTTATATCCGAGGAACGAGCCGCAAGAAACACCTATTGATATACAAGTAGAACAAAGGACCGATTACTTTGATAGACCATATGAACAGAAAGTCATAAAAGTAATTGACAATAATGCCAATCAAGTATAGGATGATCCTATAACAGAAAGGTATAATATGACAACAGAAAGAACAGAAAAAAGAGTAAACAGATTCAATGGTGAGTCTATTATGTTAACAAAAGAAGAAGCAAAAAGACATGATCAGATTTTTATTGATGAAGTTAATGCAACGTTAGAAGATTACAAACTTGGGCAAGGTGCAAGTAAACATTGGAAATCTATGCGTAAAAACTTAGATTGGTTTATGAAGCACAATGCCAAGGCCTACATGGTCCTATTGGACTAACCTTTCTTAACCTGGGACCAATAGTGGTCCCAGGTGCTCCCTAAAATTTGCAACTTTTTATTTATTAATATATAAAATATACAAAAGGGGTCCCAGTATGTGGCATTATATGCTAAGTTTTGTATACAGATAGCCTTAAAATACTTTTGGGATTTAAAAAGGTAACTGAAAAAATTTTGCAAAAATTTTTTTCGAATGCGTTATGGATATAGAGAAATTAAAAAATTTAGATAAATTACCATCTGATGTAAGAAGAGAGTTTGCATTGCTAGCAAATAAGTATGGTCAAAAGAAAAAAGAGTCTGAAATAAAAAATAATTTTATGTCTTTTGTAAAACATGTTTGGCCAGATTTTATTGAGGGTAGACATCACAAACAAGTTGCTAAAAAATTTAACGATATAGCAACTGGTAAAACAAAACGTGTAATAATTAATATGGCACCTAGACATACTAAGTCTGAGTTTGCATCGTACTTATTACCTGCATGGATGGTTGGAAGAAATCCAAAATTAAAAATTATACAATCTACAAATACAACAGAGTTGTCTGTAAGATTTGGTCGTAAAGCTAAAGCTCTCATTGATTCTCCTGAATACCAACAAGTATTTCAAACAAGGTTAAGAGAAGACTCACAAGCTGCTGGTAAATGGGAAACAGAACAAGGTGGTGAATATTATGCGGCTGGTGTTGGATCTGCAATTACAGGAAGAGGTGCTGACCTTTTGATTATTGATGATCCTCACACAGAACAAGATGCTATGAATGCTCAAGCTCTTGATAGAACTTACGAGTGGTATACATCAGGTCCTAGACAACGTCTTCAACCTGGTGGAACTATTGTGATCGTAATGACACGTTGGAATGAAAAAGATTTAGCAGGAAGATTAATCAAAGCACAAAAAGAACCAAGAGCAGATCAATGGGAGGTCATTGAGTTTCCTGCAATCATGCCAAGCGGTAAACCCCTGTGGCCTGAATACTGGAGCTTGTCTGATCTAGAAGGAGTAAAAGCTTCTATACCTTTGTCAAAATGGAATGCACAATACATGCAGAATCCAACCGGAGAAGAGGGAGCATTAATCAAAAGAGAATGGTGGCAAGATTGGGAAGGAGATATACCACCACTAGAACATGTCATACAGAGTTATGATACTGCGTTCATGAAAAAAGAATCTGCAGACTACAGTGCTATAACTACATGGGGAATATTTACACCGAATGAGGACTCTGGCAAACATCTTATTTTAGTAGATGCAATCAAAGGCAGGTACGAGTTTCCTGAATTAAGACGTATTGCATTAGATCAATACGGGTACTGGAATCCGGAAACAGTGATTGTTGAGTCCAAGGCATCAGGACTCCCTCTCACATATGAGTTGCGAAAAGTCGGCATACCTGTTATAAATTTCTCACCCTCAAAAGGTAACGATAAACATACGAGGGTAAACAGTGTTTCTCCGCTGTTTGAGTCAGGAAGAATATGGGCTCCTAAAGAAATGGAGTTTGCACAGGAGGTTATAGAGGAATGTGCTGCTTTTCCATATGGTGACCATGACGATTTGGTCGATAGCATGACTCAGGCTGTTATGAGATTTAGACAAGGTGGATTAATTGGACACCCAGAGGATTATAAGGATGAGCCAGTTCCACAAAAACAAAGGACATATTACTAATGGGACCACTAGCACAATTTTTAATGGCTTTAACAAACCTGGTTAGAACAGGTAATATTAAAAAAGTATCTGATGCTATTAAATTCGCGAAACAGGAATTTGGTGAGGTAAGCCCACTTCTTACAAAACAAATTGAAAAAATTTTCCAACAATTTAAAAAACCAAAAATAGGTGAACCAGGCAAAAAAGAGGGAGCAGTTATACCTTTTAAAAAGACTGAGGGTATCGAGACACTTGATGACAAAGGACTTACAGATAGTCCATTAGATGATTTAAAAAAAATTATAGAAGACTCTGGAGGCACGGCTAAAACAAGAGATGAGATTTTACGAGATGAGATGTTAAAAGATGTAGATTCAAAAGAAAATATCATGGGTGCTATTGATAAATTAAAAAATCCTCGAAGAGCAGGTGGACCGTTAGATCCTGTAATGGGAGTTACAAGAACATTAGCTAGAAGAGTATTAGAAAAGAGAGGAATTAATATTGATAGAAGAGAAGACCCAATAGATATTTTTATTAATACATTTGGAGAATCAGTAACAGATCTTAAAAATCTTGGAGAAGATATAGTAGAAGCAGAACAAACAGGTCGTAGATTAAAACCTATAGATGACTTGTTAGAAATAGAAGGTTTCTTTGATATGAAAATACCTAAAAATCCAGATAGAGGAATACCCACTGAGGAAGTAATACAAAAATTAGAAAAAGATTTAAAAGAAAAAGAAGTGCTGGAAGACTTTGATCCAAAGGACAGAAAACCAAACGCAGAGGGCGGATTAAATTATTTGATGGGGATGTAATGGAGATAGCCAAATACAATGATATGATGGCTCATCTCACTCGTAAGGGATTAGCAACCGGCACTGAAGAACCACAAAAGGCCCCACCTCCTAAACCAGATAAAGATCCATTTGAGACTTTTAAAGAACAATCTGATCTATTTCTACAAGCATCATTTGCTACAACAAGCAAAGATTATTTTAATGGTTTAATAGAAAAAGAATATCAAAAGGCCCGTGAGGCAGGAGTCTCGGCTGAAGATGCATTAGGTTTTTTAAGAGAAAGAAGTCAGATGTATCGAAAGCTTATTGATGAAGGAAGAAGACAAGGAGAGCCTGCTAAACTTGGACCAAGTTATGGTAGAGAGAATCTTGCTGAAAGTATCGAACCTAAAGTTAAAAAATTTAAAGAGTTAGTAAAAAAAGGAGATAGCATTACAGATGCTAAAAACAAAGTTATAAAACTTTTTAAATTAAAAAGAAGTAAGACAGCAGGAACCCCTACATGGATGACAGAGGGAAAGAAACAATTAGTATCGGAAGGTATCTTAGAAGATAAGGATAGAGGTAAAGTAAAAATTATTGGAGAGACACAGGACTTTTCAAAAGATAAAAATATTAAAAGAATAGATAGAGAAACATTTGAACCAAATATTAAAAAGATAACATATAAAAATTTAAACACAGGAAAAACATTTGTTAAATACAAACCTTTGTTACGAGGAAATACAGTAACTGTTTCTGGTGCAGGATATGATAGTTTAGAAAAAGCAAGAAAAGTTGTAGCTGATTATAATAAATCAAATCCTCCTAAAGTAGCTGTTACTTTAAAATTAGAAGAAGATTTAAGAAAGCTAGCTAACGATTCAAGATTAGCACCTCTATTAAAAACAGGAACTCCGGATAATAAATATCTTAAAACGGTTCAAGAGATATTAGATTTAAATGTCAGTCAGGCAGAGGATAAATTAAAACAATTAGGAGAAGCTGTAAAACCAGGTGGTAATTTGGATGTGCCCGGTATAGATAAGATTAGTAAAAAGAAGGCTGATAACATAACTAATTTCTATAAATCAAAAGCAGTTTCTAAAGCTGTTGTTGATAAAGCAATAGGAGAATCTGTTGGAGAAAAATCTTTAAAAACAACAAGACAAGATATTCAAAGACAATTTCCTTTTAAGGGTGGTATCAAAACTTTTGAGACCGATGAGGCTAAAGCAAAAATGAGTGGCTTTAGATTAGGATCTAAACCTTATTCTATTTTTGGTCAGGTTATAGATGGTAGATTAAATCAGGGAGAGAAAATGGCAGTTGACTCTCAACTATCTACATTAGAGGAAAGTGTTCAGAAAGCTCTTAAAGGTCAATTGTTTGATAAAAAAGGTAATAAGATACCACCAAGAGTAGCGATTAAAAAATACAATGATGCTGCTGCAGCTGCAGAAAAAAAATTTAATTCTCAAAAGATGAGAAATTTTAAATCAGTTAGGATCCCAAGAATAAGTCTAAAGTCACCCGATAAAACTATTCTTAACAAAGCTGCATATAAAAAATATAAACAATACTTTGATAATAATTATAAACAACTTGGTTACAGTTTTGAAATACCAAAAGACTTAGACCCTATACCTGAGATTGCTGCTAAGTTAAAAAATACAAACAGCCCTGAATATAAAAATTTAATTAAAAATGTAAAAGAAGTAGGTAAAAAATTTATTAAAGATATTGATAAGTATGATGAGAAAGATTTACTTAAAATATTTGATAACCCTAAGTTTCAACAATTTAAAAAATTCATACCAAGATTAGTTTCTACTGATGATTTTTCTGAAAGAAGATATGCATCAGCAAATAACATCATGTCTGATGCCACTTATGTAGATGATGAAGAACAAACATTTGCAGAAAGAAATCCTATCACCACAGGAGTAGGTTTAACTGTACCAAGTGCAGTAGCTGTACAAAAAGCAGCAGGTGTTCCAATATTAAAAGCATTAACAAATATTGGTAAGTATCCTTTGAAAGCTCTTGGCTCTTTACCTGGAGCTGCATACTTTGCTGGTGATACTATTCAAAAAAATTTAGCAGAGGGAAAAAGTATTCCAGACGCTGTGATTGATAAAGAAGTAGGAATAGAATTATTATTACCAGAGGCAGTTAAAAGATTTGGACCTTTAATGATGAAAGCTGCAAGGGTATCTACGCCTATTGGTGCAACGATTACTGCAGCTGGTCTTGCTAAAGATGCTTATCAAAGAGCACAAGAATTAAAAGCAATGTCTCCTGCACAAAGAGCAGAGCTTGCAAGAATAAGAGATGATTTTTCTTTTGGAGAATATTCAGGAGCAAAAGATGGTGGATTAATGAGACAAGGTTTTGCAGAAGGACCAAAAGATCCTGGTAGAAGAACCTTTATGAAAATTATGGGTGGACTAGCATCACTACCTATTCTTGGTAGGTTCTTTGAAGTTGGTGAGAAAGCTACTCCTGTTGCAAAAAAATTTTTTACAGAAGTACAACAACTAACTGACACTTCAACTCAAATGCCTTCATGGTTTCCATCATTCTTAAATAAATTTAGAAAAGAAGGAAAAGCAGAAAATGTATTTGAACAGAAAAAAGTAGAGGTTAGTAAAGCAGAATATGATCTTGCAGTATCAGAAGGTAAAGCACAGAAGTATTATACTGATGTAGCTAGAACAGATGAGTATAAAGCAAGCACTCCTGATCACATGGATTATTTTAAATTAGAGGACACAGATAAAGTATTGTACACAAAATATACAAATGAAAAAGTTCCTGGTGTACGAGTTGATGATGTGGATGGTCAGATTGATGTTGTTTTTGAAAACGATTATTCTCAACCGGTTATAATTAATTATACTTCACCAGGTGCAAAAGGTCCTGATGTGGGTAGACCTGATATGGTTATGGAGGGTATTGCAAAACAAGAGACAAAACCAAAAGGAGATTTTTCTGCTGTTGATCAGGAAGTATATGCAACAGATCCGGATGGAGGTTTTGAAGCACAAGAATATGTTGCTGACACACTTGATGATATGATGGAGGGCCAAACTCGTATGATGGAAGAATACGCAACTGGTAAAAAAACAAAATTATCTAGAGGTGAAGGTAGAGTTATTGAGGCTGAAATAAGAGCAGAGCAAGCAGCAGAGTCAGCTGCGGAGGCGGCAGAAGATTTTGATTAAGAGATTAACAACCACAATACCACCAGAAAGAGGACCAACACCACAAGGGTTGAATTTATCCTATAATACTGTTAAAGATGTTAAACTTACGGAGAAAATAAATGGCAGAAGACAATATAGACAAGGCTCTCCCAAACGAGCCAAGAAAAAAATTTGAAGTACCAGGCGAGGAAGAAATTCAAGAAACAATTGTTGAAGCACAAGAGGTAGCTTCAGAATCTCCTGATGATGTAGAGATACAAGAAAATGAAGATGGATCAGTAGATATAGATCTTGATCCAGCTGCAGCATCACCAGAGGGTGGTGATGAGCATTATGCAAATCTAGCAGAATTTTTACCAGACGAAGTATTAGGAAGATTAGCCTCAGACCTAAATTCTAAATACATGGATTATATGTCTTCAAGAAAAGATTGGGAGCAAAGTTATACAAAAGGTTTAGACTTACTTGGTTTTAAATATGACAACAGAACAGAACCTTTTTCTGGAGCTTCAGGTGCAACACACCCAGTATTAGCAGAAGCAGTTACACAGTTTCAAGCTTTAGCTTACAAAGAATTATTACCAGCTGATGGACCCGTTAGAACACAAATTTTAGGGATGCCTACAGCTGAAAAAACAGATCAAGCATCACGTGTAAAAGATTTTATGAATTATCAAATCATGGATCAAATGAAGGAATACGAACCTGAATTTGATTCTATGTTATTTCATTTACCTCTTTCAGGTAGTACATTTAAAAAAGTTTACTACGATGAAATGGAACAAAGAGCCGTAAGTAAATTTGTTCCTGCAGATGATTTAATTGTTCCGTACACAGCTACCTCATTAGATGATGCGGAAGCAATTATTCATCGTGTAAAAATTTCAGAAAACGATTTAAGAAAACAACAAGTAGCAGGTTTCTATAGAGA